TCACAGCTTCTTGCTCGTGTTCTCAGCAATTTGCTCCAAGAGGGAAATAATATGAGCAACCCCAATCCATCCCAGTCCGGAAAGGGCAAGCACAAAGAAAATGGAGGCAGCGAAGATGCTCTGGTCGCTTCCTGAGAACAAAAATATAAGAGGAATAATTACAGCCAGCACAAAACAAACGATACCAACCCATCGGAACGCTTCGGATACTCCGCTTGCTGAATAGTTGTTTCTCCGGGTTCTTTCTGATTCAGCACAAATATTCATTTTAGAGGAATTTGACTTTTCGTGAGTCGCGGAGGAAAGAAACTCCCCATACTTTATCCATTCATTTCCCCCCTCCCTGCATATAAGGGTCTCAAAAGTGATACTCTTACGTCGAGCCAAAACCTCTAACGTCTCTGGATGAAAAGGACCTTCTGTTTTTCCTTCCGGCGTAGCAAGGTAATACTTCATAACTGTATGATAATCGCGATAATGATAATAAAAAGAAAAAAAATCACAAAGTTTTCTAATCTCAAATTCTGCAAGTCGATTTCTTTGTTTATGACTAGAAGTGGGAATTAAGACGTTACCTATCATCTTCTCAACCTTTCCCTGCTAAGTTGCATTCTCTGCGTCCTTTTTATTTCTGTTATTTCCTTGTTGATAGCTCCGATATTGCTTTCAAACATCTGCTTCAGACCCTGAAGAACTTGTCTTGATGCAACTCCAAGTTCCGTTAATTTTCCCACAAAAAGCTTGTTTAAATTCTGTAGCTCTTCCGGGTCAATGTGTCCGTCGGCCGCGGCGCGTTCTATATCTTTTCTAATGCCGTCAATAGCCTTGTGTACTAAAGATGTTTGATGTGGAGTAGCGCTCTTGCCGGCGTTGATGGTAAAGCCTTCCACAAAAGTTTTAATAGCCTTATCAGTTTCCCGCTTCTGTTCCTGTTGAAGCCTTTTAAGCTCCTGTTTTCTCTCCCGTTCGAGTTTCTTTTCTGCTTTTTGCTCTTCTTTTTTATCATCATTTTTCCATTCCTTTTCCCCAACTCTAGATTCTTTCTTTCGAGCTTGTTCATTTCTCGCTTCTTCCGTTTCAAGTCGTAAAATTCCTTTTTGAACAATAACACGTTCTTTCAAAATACCATTTAATTCTTCCTGATGTTTTCCGGCCTCTTCTACGGCTGTTTGTTGCCGGGTTCCGATCTTTTCAAGGGATATTTTATATTCTTCGGTTCTTTGTTCATCAGTAATAGGCTTCCCACTTTTATCCAATCCATAAGACGGTTGAAAAGAAATACTTTCTTCATTAAAAATAGATTTTATTTTTTCAATCATTCCCGAAATATTATATTTTTGTATTTCAAGTTCTGAAAGCTCACTACGGAGTTGTTTAACAAAGTCTTCGTAACCACCCAAATCTGTAAAAGATTTTATAGCTTCTTTTTTACCTTTTATCTCTTTAATTATATAAGGCAGTTCACTACTTTCTAACCTAAATAATCTTGACATTTCTTCTACAGTTGGAAGAGACTCTTTTACATTTTGCAGGCGTGAAGCTTCACCTAAAGCTGTATTTCTTTTCCCTTCCGCATCCCCCTGCTTGTCAGCCAAGGCAAGGTCTTCTTCATGGGCCGTTTGAATCCTGGCCCGCTCCGTTATCCTTTCAAGCTCCTGATCCAGAAGCAAAAGCCTGTACTTTCTTTCATGCTTGCCGATTTTCCCGTCCTGGTACTGTTCTTCCACTTCCAAACGCTGCATCTTGTTTTTCCAGGTGTCCGCCCCCTGCTTCTCGGCAATCTCCATTTTGCGTAGGGTGAGCTGACGTTCAATTTCCCGGGTCTGTTTCTCATATTCATAAGTAATGTTTTTAATATGTTGTTCATACTCCCGGTTGATGACGTGGGCCGCTTCTTCCTGTTTCGTTTTCTGGACAAGCGCAAGACGGCCTTTTTCAGCATCCCTCAAATACTGGTTGATTTCATCATGCTTCCTCTTTGCCTTCTCGGCGGCCTTGTCAAGTTCGTCGCTTTTGGTCTTGAAGTGGTCAATCAGGGCGGTAATGCCGGCGGTCAGCCCCTGGATCAGCAGCATGGCCCAGCCCAGCGGCCCCATCGCCGTTTTGATGGTGGTTCCGAATAAATGAATGAACGGGATCGCCCCGCGGAGGGCGCTGGACATGCCCAGGATGCGCGTTGCCGCAATGGTGATTTGCCCGGCCAGCCCCTTGACCTGCGTGGAAGTGAGTTGTCCGGCATCCCCGGCCGTCTTGATGCGCCGTCCCAGATCCTGGATATTTTTCAGGGCGTCCGCCTGGGCTACGTTGTCCCCGGCCTTCCGGGCTTCTTCCAGTTTGGCAATGTAGGATTCCAGTTCGGCCTGCAGTTCCTCATAGGTGGCGGAGGCGCGGCGGTTGTTGGCTTCCAGCCGTTCCACCGTGGCGGCGGCGGCCTGCTGCTTCCGGGCCTCCGCGGCTTCCGCCTTTTCCGCGGCCTTGTCGGCGGCGTCCATTTCCTTGTTGTAGCCGTCGATGATTTGTTGAAGGTTTTCGTCAAGGTCATCTCCCCATTTCGCCCCAAGGTCCAAATCAGACATTTTGTTGTTGAGGACTTCAAAGACGTCATCCACCTGTTCCAGCTTCTTCCTGAATTCCTCGGAGGTCAGCACGGCATTGGTGACTTCATCAATAAAGCCGGTCAAACCGGGGTTCTCTCCAAAAGCGGCTTTCATCCGGGAGCCGGCGGCGGTCAGGGCGTCGGCGTATTGGTCAAGTTTGGAATTGGCGTTTTCCAGGGCTTGTTCATATTCCGCCCCCATGCCGTCCTTCATGGCGACACTGGTTTCTTCAGCGGCCGTTTTAACGTTGTTCAGGGCGTCGGTTACCTGGTTGATGGCGTTCGCGCTTCCGCCGGCTCCCCGGGCGGCTTCCCTGGTCTTGTTGATGGCCTCGGCAGTCTGATCGGCTCCGGTGGTGTCGGCGGTTGTCCTGATGTTGATGTTCAAGTCTCTGTCTGACATGGTTTTACTGATTGGTTTTATTTGGTTGGCTGTTGTTGTTTCAACGGGTAGTTGAAGGGGGGCATATCCGTGGTTGCCGGAGCATTCATGGATTCAAACGGGCGTCGCACAGGGCGAGCATGACTTCCCGGCGGGCGTTTTTGGGGACGTGGGGAGGCCGGGGATTGCCGACGCTCACCACGTCATAGCTGCGGGCATAATCCTCCGGATTCGCCGTCCGGCTGTCCCAGTTCCACCAGGACCACCGCCCGGCCCGGTTCCGGGGCGTCCACGGCTCGTCAAGCCGGACACGCTCCCGGCCGCAGACATCCATGACGGCCCGGCAGATGGTGAGGTCCTCCGGGGCGAGCGGGGGGATGGCGGCGCATCTCAGCGCTTCGGCGGCCATCCTGGCCGCCCGGCCGCTCAGGGCGTAGCAATTTCCGTAGGCGGACCGTTCGGACGGGTTCCGGGGGACCCGGTATCCGGCGGCGTGCAGCGCAAGACCGTTATGCTGCATATCGCGGACCCATCCGCCCGACAGAAGCGCCGTGTCGGAGTCAATCTTGACGACGGTATCGCCATCCTCCGCCCCCTTGGCCAGCGTGGCAATGATTCCCCGGACGCACTCCGGGCCGCGCAGGTTGCCGCAGCGGGGGAAAGAACTCCGGCGATACCGCGCCCCATACGCTACAAGAGCCCTCCTGGCCTCCGGGGGCACCGGGGCGGCGCTGTCGTCCACCACCGTAACTACCGCCTCCGGTAGAGCCGTCCTGGCGCACCGGACGCAGGCCACGGCTTCCTGCGCGTCTCCGTCATAGGTGAAGGTGTATATCCTGATCATGACATTCCGGAGGGGCCGAAGGTTCCCGGGTGGATTAGGAGATAAACCGTGCCCGCCTGGTGCTGCACCACCTTGCTGCCGTCGATGGTGGCCAGATGGAAATAATATTCATAAGGGGTTTCCCGTTTTTCCTCCGCGAGACTGACGGGGTCGGAGACGCCGCCCGCGGCGGACAGAGAGGATCCGAGGTATTTCGCGTCCTTGTCCAACCGGATCTTGAGCCAGATTTCCCCGGAGGTGACGGGGCTTTTCACCCAGCCCCCGGAACCGTCCCCCTCCGGAAGCAGCCCCCCGATATAGTTGCCGGCATAGATAGCCTTCCCCTGGCGGATGTAGGCGTCGGACACCTTGCCGTCGCTCCCGTAAGACAGGCGGCATTGGAATCCCACCTCGACGGCGCTGGTTCCCCACGCGGGAGGCTCCTGGGCCTGCAGCAGTTTTACGGACGGCCCGACGCTGGGAAGCTCCGGGACTTCATCGTCCGCTCCGGAAGAGCCTCCGCCTCCGCTGCCGGATCCTCCGCCCGAAGAACCGCCCCCGGCGGACGTGGACGAATCCGCCCAGGCCGTCCGGCGCAGCGCCTCGGCAAGCTGCCGGCTCCGGTCGATGGAGTCCTGCAGGGAGATCTGTTCCGGGGCCCCCACCGTCACGTCGGAAACTCCCGTTTTAAGGTCGAGGGATATTTCCTGGATGACGGACCGCATGGCTTCCCATTCTTTCAACCCTCCCGTGATGGAGAGGCGCCCCCCGCAGACCTGGTCAAAGTCGTCGTGGACGGTCGCGGATCCGTCATAGGGCAACGCGCGGGTGGCTTCGTAGTAGGATTTCAGGAAATTTTTATACAGTGCGGAGGTGTCGTAGCTGCCCGATGTTTCGTCGTCTCCGGAGCTTCCGCCGTCGTCGGACACACTTTCCACCGTCCCTGCCCTGTCCACCCGGTAGGATGCGTAGCCGACATTCGTCGTGGTCACTTCAAACGTCAATGTTCCGATCCAGCGGTCCCCGGTTCCGGATTTTCCGCCGTATTCCGGAAAATATTGTTTCACCGTGTCGGGGGGATCCGTCGCCCGCACCCGCAAATCCACCCGGACCTTGCCCCATTTGATTCTCGCGCTCTTTCCGTTGATCTGGCCGGAGGTCAGTTCGTGGGTGACGGCCGCGCTGCTGTATCCCCGGTGTTCCGCGTCAGCCGGCGTGATGGACGTGATTTTCGGACTGGCCGCCACTTCCAGGCCGGCGCAATCCTCCAGGGCCGGAGCCCAGCGTTTGACGCGGGCCGCCCACTGGGCCGTGCCGGTCGGGAATTTGTCTCCCCGGACAATCATCCGCGGGGCGTCGTAACCCAGCGAGTCCGTTTCCACAGGGCTGTATTGCCCGGCAGTGTCGGAGACCTTGACGCCGCCCGGAACGTCCACTTCCGCCGTCACCACATAGGGCTGGGACAGGGAGGCGCCTGAGGGATAGACGGCCAGCGCGCGCTGAACCCGGGAAATAACGGAGGCGTTGCAAGTCAGCCCCACGGCCGGAGGCACCAGATCGGGACGCACCTTGAGGGACAGGGCGCTTACGTCCACGGCGGACAGGTCGAGCACGACATCCGGCAAATGGGCATGGTCGGCAATGACCAGCGTGGCGGAGTCGTCCGCGCCGTATTCAAACCACGCGGCCATGTTGGGGCGCCATTGCTGGATCTGGGAAAGCAGGGAGGCATACGTTTCCGACGAGTAGGCAAACGGAATGATTTCGGCATCCTTGTCGATCCGGAGGTCGTATTTGATGGGGACCAGGGCCGTGCTGACGGCGTGGTCCAGGACTCCGGAGAGGACGTCCCGGATGTTCGCGGTCGCCTGTTTTTCCTGACCGCTTCCGCCTGTGCCCTGGCGGTATTCGGCAAAGATGCCGTTGGCGCGGCCGTTCACGAAGTACTGGATGTTGCTCAGGTTCCACCAGTAATCGCAAATCCTGATGTCCCAGCTCTCGGAGGTTCCTTCAAGGGAGTGTTCCAGGTCGATGGCCGGTCCGATGAGCAGGGTTTTCCCGCGCCAGACGACTTTCACTATTTCCCCTTCTTCAAACGGGCAGGAGGCAAACCGGGAGACCGGCGCGCGGAAGGAGACGGAGGCTCCCCCGAAGGAGAGCCGGTTGTAGGACGGGCTTTCGGCCATGTCCAGGAAGTCGGCGGAAGATACGTCAAGGGTTTTCACAGGGGGCGGCCGAGGGTGAAGTTGTAGGAGACGATAAGGCGCAGGCCCTGAACCTTCGGCTCGGCGTCGGCGATGACGGCTTCAAAGCGCTGTTCACGGCCGCAGACGTCGGTCCAGGCCCATTCCCCCTTCCCCGCCGTTTTCCATTCGTTGAGCCATTCGTAAAAGGCGCTCCACGCTTCCATGTGGGAGGCGCATTCCCTCACGGTGGAGATGGTGAAGGACAGGGACAGGTTGCCGAATGCGTCCAGCCTGGGGAACGGGCTGTTGATGATCGGCGTGGCGGACGTGCCGAACTGCACCGGGAAAGCGTGTTCCGGCAGGGAGTCGAGCAGGAATTCCCCGGCGCGCACGACGGGGCGCCCGTCAAAGGTGATGGAAAAGGGAGATACGGTCGTGTCCATGCCTCAATAATGGTGGGGGAAACAGGGGCCGCCCCTCCCCATGCAAACAGAGGGGCGGCCCCGGCTGTCATGCTCCGGCGGAGGCCGGGAAGGCGATTTCTTCCGTGGGCGTCAGGGAATTCAGGGAGGACGGTATCACTTCAAGCGTCAATTTCGGCGTGATCAGCTTGTTGTTTTCCGTGGGGATTTCCACCTTGAGCAGCGCCGCGACTTCCAGGACCATCATTTCTTTTTTGTCTTCCTGGTATTTGGTGAGGCGCGCCCATACCTTTTGCCCGTAGATGTTCCGGGAAAAGGGCTGCACTTCCTTCCCGGCTTCCAGCCTGTCGCACTGGTAAATCACCTGCCAGCAGACCGGATTAACCTCCGTGGAGTTAATCTCGATGGTGTTGCCCGTCACTTTGGTGTTCTTCCGCGTCACATAGGAGGTCGTGTCGCGGGAAAATACCGTGCGGGCGTCGTCTTCCGTGGTCGGCGTGATTTTGTAGTCGATGACTTCGTTGGCAATCATCCAGGCGTCGGAGTCCTTCGCCGGCTTGAAATGCTCGTCCACCGTGTCCGTGCCGCTTTCGGCCGTGACTGTCGTTCCGAACGGGCACAGGTCGAGAAAGGTGCCGACCAGCATTTCCTTGTTGTAGAGTTCTGACATGGTTGTTAGCTTCTTACGTAGTCAATAAAGGTCACTTTCCCGGCGTCGGCGTGGACTTTGTACACGTCTTCCGGGATGTGGACGATTTTTCCCCGCGCGGCGATGCCGTGAGGGAGTTCCAGCTTGTTGACGGCCACCCGGCATTTGACGATGCGGGGCGCCGGAGCAGTAGCGGCCTCCTGGGCCGCGGCGGTGGTGGGTTTAGTTGCCATGTTTGATAATCAGGGTTGTTTCCATCGTCAGGACGATGGACTTTTTCAGGATTTTGGCGAGAGCCGGCTTGGAGCTGGTAACGATTACCTCCGTCATCATCAGCCGGGCATGGTTGCGGCGCCACTTGTGAAAGCCCTCCTGGATGATGTCGGCAAGGTCGTCGGCGTCCCAGCCGTCACCGTCCAGAAGCGGGTTGCTCTCCACGGTGACGTGCCATCTGGCCGTGCTTTTGCCGCTCCTGCTCAACTTGTCCGGAACAATTTCCGGACGCTCCATGACGATGACGGTTTCCAGGGAACCGGTCACCCTCTTGATTTCTTCCTCAAAGGAACCGTCCCATGCCTTAATAATGATTTCCGGGTCTTCCCCGTTGTTGGCCGCGGAGCAAATTTCCACGGCCCGCTGACAGAGGACTTCCGCAAATGCAATGACAGGCGACTTCTTCAGGGTTTTCTTCATATCGGATTGCTCCAATCCTGGTGTTTCGGCCCTCCGTAAATGACGTCGCTGGGCTGGTGCCCATCGTAGGGGGCAAACTCGACTTCACAGGCAGCCACGGCGCGGAGTTTCGCGCGGGCATCCTGATATTGAGCCGCCCGCGCCGTCCCCTGCAGGGATTCGCTTGAACCTGGCACGGAGCTGGTGACGGCATCCCGCACCAGAATGCAGGTGGTGAATACCAACTCCGCGGGAACGGAACTGGAATCCATCGCAATCCTGGCATTTCTGGGGCAGGAGTTGACTGCAGCCGCCACCTCGTTGCAGACCTCGCGGATGATGTCGCTGATTTTGTCCCGGGCAATGGAAGTAATTTCCTTGTCCAGGCAATAGCGGGCAACCGCTTCCGGAGTAATCCTTACGAGGGCCATTGTTTCAATAAGGTTATACCTTGACGGCAAGGACGGCTTCCTGTGCCGTGCTGTCGCCTGCGGACGTTTCAGCTGCGATTTTCAGGCGCAGCCAGGGGCCGGCCTCCAACGGAACGCGCATGAACACTTCTCCGGAGCCGGAACCATTGCTCTCACCCCCCGTCGCAACCAGCTTCGGGGAATCCAGTTCCGTCCAGGCATCACCGTCCTCGGACGATTCGACGGTGAGGGTCATCGTCTTGCCGGCGGCCAGCGCGGGAAGCTCTTCGTGCTTCAATGAAATGACAGCGCTGTCGATGCCTCCTTTCTGTCCGATATGAATCGGGGCAGACGTTACCGTCTTTCCGGTTCCCGGCATCTTCAGACGGATCGTAAGCGCTTCGTCATTGCGGTACATATTCTTCATCATGTGGTGTGTTTCTCCTTTCTGCGGATAAAAGGTTAATTTTTGAGGGCAAGGGAGTTGCGACGGGCGCGGAAAAAGTCTTCCGCAAATGCGGCGCGGACGCTGGACAGTGATTCGTCATCAAGCAGGGAATCCACTTCCAGAATCTTGATTCCCATCACGGAATCGGGTTCAGGGGCGATCATGCCCGTTCCGCCGTTTCCGGTGGCAGGCGTAAGGGTTCTGGATTCCTGCAACAGCAATTTCACATTGCCGTTCATAACCACATAGGAAATCATGCCGCGCAAGGCCGCAGGAAACAGGCTCTTCGCCTTGGCGACAAGTTTGTCCGTCAAGGGATGCTGGGCGCTGATGTTCTTGATGCGGGCCACGGAAAACGGAGATTCCACGGCAATGCCCGTCCAGCCTTCCAAACGGGAAGTATAGGCCCTCATTGTTCCTGATTCCCCGTCTTCCGTATTCCTGGCTACGGTCTCTTCCTGCACCGGAGACATGGAAAGCGTCTTCTTGTTCCCCCATATGGAGTGCAGGAAGTCGTCACCCAAAATGACCAGGTAAGCGGAAGCTCCGGAGTTGTCGGCGCGGTTGGCTTCCGAGTCTTCCTGCTTGGAAGGATCCGCGGAAATGGTCATATAATCCCCCATCTGTTCAGAAATAGCCGGGAACACATTTTCCTGTTCCGGAAGCCTGTACCACATCTGCAGGGCAATGGAGGCCATGGCACCCAACGTAACGCTTCGGGTTTCCTTGGTGAGCAGCTGCGCCCCCCTGGCGGAGCTGGTGACAACGGCCTTGTCCACCGCAATAGGTCCGTCAATGTAGTAGCACTTAACGGTTTTATTGGTGTATTCGGTCGTCAGGTTCTTGGCTCCGGCATTGGCCGGACGAAACCCGAAACGGGGAATGCCGGTGGGCATATTGATTTCGTACTGCGTTCCGTCAATAACGGTAACGGGAAACGCGGTTACTTCCGGGGATGCAAGTCCAACAGAACGGACTGCGTCAAGGGCCTTGATAGATCCTGTTCCTTCCTGCTGAAGCACGTCCAGCAGGGTCATAAATTCTTTCGCGGGCATATTACTTGTTCAGGTTATTGAGTTCGGTTTCAAAGGAGCTGCGAAGAGCCGCGGTTCCCGTGACGGGTTCTTTTGGGGAGCCTTCCGGCTTGCCGGCATTCACGTCATCGAATGCGGGATTTTTCGGCAGGGCGTTCAACTGCTTGCTGGCGGCAATATAGTCTTCCGTCAGGGCTCGTTCCCAAAAGGTCTTGGATGCTTCATCCTTCGGGGCGATTTTGCCCGCAGCAATGGCATCGGCAACGTCCTGGACGGCGCGTTCCTTCACCTGCTTCCTGGATGCGGCAATTTCTTCCTGGCATTTCGCCAGCTCCTTCTTGCTTGCTTCCAATTCGTCGGAGCTGGCCTTGCCTTTGTCCTGCAGGGCCTTGATGCGCTCCAACACGATAGCCTCGGCATTTTCAGCCTTGGCTTCTTCCTCGGTCAAAATGCCGAGGGCAACGAGTTTAGTGATGTCCATGTCTCGGTTGGTTGTATGGTTGTCTTGCTGGTCGAGGCCCTCCTTGGGCTTCTCAAGGTCTCTATTGTCGCCCGGTTTCCCGGGGTCTTCAACGTCGTCAAAATGGGCTACGTCGCCCTCCATTCGGCTGGCGGCAATGCGTTCGATGTCGTCAAATGCGGGGTCATTGACCAAGGAACCTACTTCTATGGATTCCGGCAACAGGCCGAGGATTTCCCCGGTTCCCTTGTCGCGCCGGAAGCGGGGGCTGTGATAGCCGTAATTGCCGCCTTCCACGTCCGTTCTTCCCTTCTCCGTCCATCCTTCCAGTTCCAACACAACGCCTTTTTCCTCGTTCCACACAAACCGTCCCGGCTTGTAAGAGGCGGGCCCCATCTCATGATCATAGAGCCCGACCGGTTTGACGTTGCTGGATAGCTTGGCTTCCAGGTCGGCATTGAGCCGGGGAACGCAGTCGGACGTTACCCGCACCACACACGTTCCCGGCTGGCCGTTGAGCGAGCATTTAATAGTATGTTCTCCTTTGGGGGCCCACAGGATAGCCATGGGAGCCTTGCCGTGGTTGCCGGCTACCGTCGTTATCAGCGTACTCATGCCCCCATGATGAGGCACAGTGGAGGTATGGGGCAATAGACGCAAAATGGGCTACAAAATATTCAAGCCGTAACGATCAGGAATAAAATCCCGGCTGGCCGAGAATAATATCTTGCCACCTCCCAAAGTTTTACGTAATATTATAATGGTATTGGGAGAGAATTGATTTCTCAGTCCCTGCTCTATTGAATTAAGAAAAAACACTAATTAAAAAAGAAAGGTACTTACCATGAAAATGATTTTTTTATGGGCCACATGTTTAGTTGTCATAACCGGTTGCAATGCTCCTCAAGAGAATCATGATCAAATTGAAAACGGTGGAACAAAAATAGAAAACAAGTCGGAAAATTCTAATTTTTACGGCACTTATGAAGGAACTCTTCCCGCTGCCGATTGTGAAGGTATAAAGACGACACTGACATTAAATAAGGATAAAACTTATATACTGAGGAGCGAATATATAGGAGAAGGAGAAAAAAGCGCAACTTTCGAATCAAAAGGTCATTATAATTTGATAAATGGAAACTTGATTGAATTATCTCTAACCTCTTCTAATGAAAAATCTTATTATAAAATACTTGATGGTAGTAAATTAATGTTGTCAGACAAAGAAGGATCAATTAATCAAGGAATCTTATCCGAACATTATATTTTAAAAAAGAAATAAAACTATTTCTATAACAAATCTTTTTTCTACTCCGCCGCAGTTTCCCCTCTGCGGCGGTTTATTTTACACCGTCTTTCAGCTTAGCTCTCCTAGTCAATTTATCCAGTCTTCGGAACCTCCCCCGTCATCAAGCATGGCATCCATGAAGTGTTTGAATGCTATGCCCGTAAGTTCTTCCATATCCGGAAAAGCCTCCGGCCATGGCGCAAAGATCTGCGACTTCTTGAGCTTATAGACGGCCCTGACTCCGCCATGCCCGTCCGATTCAAAAAGGCAGCCCGGCTCCAATCCGGAGCCGGTCATGCTGTTGCGAAGGTTGAGGATGCTTTTACGAAGAGTGAAAAGTTTGCGGCCCGTCATAGAGGCGTAAGCGCCAGCGCGAACGCCGTGCGCCTCCGGAATGACAGGAATGGTCAGCGCCTGGGCCCGCTTGGCCGTCACCGTGCCGCCGTAGATTTTCAATAACAGGGATTGTGCAAGGTCTAGAGGTTCCCCCCCGTTCCCCTCCCCTGCCTGCCCGGTGAGGTAGATGCGGGCACCGTCCGCCGTCGTCTCGGCAAACCAGTTTCGGGCAATGTCGTTGGCCCACCCGGTTTTCTTCCTTCCAGGCCCGTGGGTCGGCAGGGACGTGTTTTCAAAGTGTCCGGATTCCGCCTTGTTCCTGTACCAGGACGAAAGCCAGCTTTTCACTCCCTCCCCCATGCGTTCATTGGCTTTCGCCAAACTTTCCGGAGCTGCTATTTTTTTCACTTCTGCAATTACCGGGTCAACACCGTTCAAGTCGATCGTCAGGTTCATATCTCGTCTTCAATCCAATTGATTTCCCACCCCTTCCGGTAAGCTTCCGCGCTGGCGTCCCACAGGGCTTCCTGCAGCAAATCATCATTGGTGAGGTCCATTTCCGGAAGGCGGGCAAGCACAGCGGCCAGTTCCGCCCGAAATTCATGATCAGAAAGCCCGGAACGGGCTTTGCCGATCAATTCCCGGACAAAATCAGCGCATGGCTCGGCCCACGCCTGTAAAATTTCTTCTGCGGCCTTTTCCGCGTCCTGCTCCAACTCGACGGCCAGGGCGAGCGGAGCTAGTTTTTTCCCTCGGAGGCAGCGGCTTCAATGGCATCCCCGTATTGGCCCGGAGCGGAACCGATAGACGGGGCTTTTCTCAAGACAGGCTCGCCGGAACGCGGCTTGGGTATCTTGACGATGGTGCGGGCGAATTCTTCTCCTACATCCATGATTTCCGCCGCTTTGGCAACCGTTTCCAGGGCTTCTGCGTCAATGCCGCGGATAGAGGGAACAAATTGAGGGAGACGGGAAGGAACATGCCCGTAATTCAAGTGGATGATGGCAGGAATGAGTTGGGAATTGAGAATATTCGCCACGGCCTGCCCCGCGTCTTCAATGATCTCTTTGCGGATACCGGCATGCACTTTGCCGAGGGCATACGCCCCTCCGTCCCCTTTGGAACTGGTCAACGTTTGTCCCAGGATCAGGTTGTCGCATTGTTCGTCCGCCAGTTTGATCAAATCCGCCTGGGGCAGCCCGTTGGCTCCCTTTACGGCGTCATGAAGCTGAAACTCCATATTCTGCGTTGTGACGGCCCATCCCCCGGAACCAAGGTTTTGCAGCATTTCCGCCGCCTCCGTTTTTGCTTTTTCGTTACCCCTGACTTTAGCCGTCCGGAAAGGGATGCCGAAAAGCTCGCAAAACGTCATCAGCCAGGGCAACCCGTAACAGGCGGCTCCGAACCATCCCACAAGACACCGGAGCTTGGCGCCAAAAATAGGGTGGAACACGTCGGCCTTATTCAGCCCAATCAGGAACTTGTCCGGGGGAAATTCTTCTCCTTCCAGGTCGTTTTCCAGGCCGTTGCGGAAAAGGAGCAAACGATCCTTCCTGCCGTAGTTATATTCCCATGCGTAAAATTGAGCGGAAAGAGGCTCGTAACAGCGGGGGTAGATGATATCATCCGACGCCCATTTGATTTGATGAACGGTGTTGCCGCAAGTAAGCATATAGGTCAGGGATTTGAGCAAATCGTCTGCTCCCTGCTCTACCGTGTCCGGTTCCGGTTCTGACCGCCAGAAGGCAGATTCGACAAGCTCCGCCATTTCCTGCGCTTCCGGGGTCGGTTGCTGTCCTTTTTCCGTCCAGGGCATGACTGTCCATTCCATGCGGGCAACGGCGTTTGCTATTTCCCCAAGATTCTTCCGGAGACGCGGCCATTTTTCCAGCATAGCCATAAAGAGCTGTTCCTGCCGGTCCAGCCGCCCGGAAGCAATGGACTCTTTCAGAGATTTCAGGGATTCCGGGTCAAGTTCGGAGGCTGGCCAGTGCTTGAATTTATGATCAGCAAACGGAGAAACCAATATCTGGACCGCCTCTTTCACCTTGCCGCGAAGCCTGGGAAATAATGCCATGAACGAATAGAGATTTAAGGATTAAACAAGCTCCTGCGCCATGCTGAACGCATCGTCGCAGCGGTTCAGCCAGCCCTTCCCGAACACAGGAAACTGCTTGCAAGAGCGGTAAAACGCCTGACGCTTCTCCTGCAGAGCGATAAGGAACACCGCTTCACCCGTGGCGGCCAGCTGGTCCTGCAACTCCTGCCGGGTCCTGGGGCCGACAATCCCGTCCACCACAAGCCCGGCGCCGTGAATGTTCAGCGCGCGCTGCAAAATCTTCCCGGTATTCCTGCTCCCGGAATTGAAAAAATGGTCACGCAACATAAACTCCGTGGCCGGAAAAGCGTCGGAACCCAGCCAGGAACGCACGGCGGCGGTATTATCCAGGACGTACTGGAGACAACCTTCCCAGGCATCTTCACGCCTTCCGGCATCCAACAGGGCCTTCAATCTGTTAAACACGGCCGGTTCAATGCCGTCGCAAATGCCGCAAATCTCCCACTTGCCTCCCTTGTCGGCGGCGGGAAGGCGGGAAACGCGCAGGGAATCCGGCCCGGTGACGCGGCTGTCTTCAAACCGGAGGATAGCCGCGGCCATCTTTCTTTCTGTAGGATTCATATTGTAAACTATTGATTATTAACTAAAGTGAACTTGTAAGAAAAACTTTACAGTTGGAATTAATCTCGCTGTTTAAGCTGTTGCTGGTGGTATTTCTCCAAATGCTGGAGACGGGTATCCATCGTCCGCAGGATCTCCGCCGTATGGGCCGCATTGGTAGCCTGTTCTTTCACCACCTCGCGGAAATCCAGGTAGATGAACACGGCTATCACAAAACCGCCGAAAGTGACGATCTCACGCGTATAATCGCGGATCACTCCCAGATATTCCTTGAGGGGTTTGCACATGGTCTTATTTCTTGGAAGGTACGATCTGAACAACGGGAGGAACGTCCGTAACAGGCTGGGCCTGGGAATAGGAAATATGCCCCTGCTCAATGACGAGGCAGGAGCCGTCTTTGCATACCTCGGCGCGGCTCGGCGTCACGTCCACGGAATGACCGCAGCCGGGTTGTGTCAGAATCCCCGCGGCAACCAGGGCCCCAATCACAGCTCCGGCGATGACTTTTGCCCAACTCTCTTTGATACCCCAACCGGTCAGGAGACCAGTCAGCCAACTCACTTTTTCTTTATTCGTGCTCATATTATTTAGTAGTGAAATGCTTGAAAAAATCCACGGCGGCGGGGTCATCAATGATGAACTCCGGATATTGATACGGGGTGAAAAACCGGCGCCCCCCTTGCTCATT